GCATCACCAGCTGATTCTAACATTATAGATTACATGAATATTGCATCAACAGGTAATACCTCCGATTATGGTGATTTGTCTGTAGCAAGACAATCTTTTTCTGGAGCAGGTAATCAAATTCAATTAACGACTTTTGGTGGTTATAGCTCTCCAGCCAATACGTCTAACATGCAACGGGTTTTGTTTCAAAGTTTAGGAAACTCTTCTGATTTTGGTAATTTAGTTTCTGATAATAGATACATTGCAACAGCAGGAAATAAAATAAAAGCAATTACTGGAGGTTCGAATGGTGGTGGACCAACATCAGCAGATACAGCTATTCAATGTGTAATTTATGCAACAGATGGAGTATCGTTTGATACTGGAGCTGATATGACAAAATCTGGTTGGGGACAAGCTTCTGCTTCTTCTCCAACAAGAGGAATATTTGCTGGTAGACAAAACAATGATTCTTTTCCAACTGATTCAAATATATATAATGATACAATTGATTATGTTGATTTTGCATCAACAGGATCGTGCACTGATTTTGGAAACTTAGGAACAGGTAGAAAATATGCAGCAGGTGTATCGTCTAGCACGAGAATGTGTATTGGTGGTGGTGATATAGGACCTTATCCTGGTTCAAAAACTAATTCGATAGAATATATTACAATGGCTTCTACAGGAAATGGAACTGATTTTGGAGATTTATCTGTAGCTAGAACTTCTGGCTTTGGACACGTATCTTCAAATGTAAGAGGAATTTTTTGTGGAGGTACTACACCAAGTGTTACAAATGTTATGGATTATGTTACAATAGCTTCAACAGGTAACGCTACGGATTACGGAGATTTAACTGCAGCTAGAGAACATACTGCAAACGGATCTGACTCACATGGAGGATTACAATAATGTCTAATCGAGGAAAAATTTGGAAGATAGGTTCTTATTATACTTTAGAAAGAGAAAATAAAGTTGGTAATCCTGAAGGAATGGTCGTAGCGTTAAACACAGGTGCGAGTGGTAATAACAATTCAACTTGCACAATTAATTTTGCATCAGCTGGAGGATCTACTTTATTTGGTGATTTATCTGTTACTAGACAACAAGGAGGTGCATTAGGTAGTGCTACCAGAGCGTTTGCTTATGGTGGTTATGTATCACCAGCAAACGTTAATACGATAGACTATGTTGAAAGATCCTCTAAAGGTAATTTTTCAGACTTTGGTGACAGAGGATCAGCTCAAAGAGGATCTACAAAAGATAGTATTGGTAATAATACTAGAGGTCTTATGGCAGGTGGTAAATCTCCTGATGTTAATAATATTGACGTTATAACTTTTGCATCAATAGCTAACTCAACAGATTTTGGAGACTTAACAGCTGCAAGATCAGGTTTTTCAGGATGCTCATCACCTACTAGATCGATTTTTGCTGGTGGTTCAGGTCCTAGTTTTGTTAACACTATAGATTTTGTAACAACAGCCTCTGCAGGTAATGCTACAGATTTTGGAGATTTAACGGTAGCAACAGGTAGTACGAACACTGCTAGCAGTGATATTAGAGCTATTATGATGGGAGGAAAAACCCCTTCTGTTAGTACAAAAATAGATCAAGTGCTTATTGCCTCTGCAGGTAATGCTACAAACTTTGGTGATTTAACAGAAGCTAGAGAAGCAGGTGCAGGTTTATCCGATAGTGTTAGAGGTGTTTTAGCAGGTGGGGCCAATCCAAGTGAAAGTAACGTGATTGATATTCATTCTCTTAGCACATCAGGGACTAGCGCTGATTTTGGTGATCTTCCTGGAGTATCTGCAAACACAGGTGGTTCTTCAGCGCAACACGGAGGATTAACATTAGGTGTATTACAACGTCCATCAGTAAACTATATGCCTGGATCAGGGAGAATAATTTCAAACGGTGGTAATGCACCTGATGGTGGTCAAATGGAATTCATTACTATTTCAACACTTGGAAATGGTGTGGACTTTGGCGATAGTGCAGGTGGTAATACAAGAGCTTATTGTGGAGCTACTGCAAATGCAACAAGAGCTATGTTTATGGGTGGAGATACACCGAGTAAAACAGATTTAGTAGATGCTGTCGATATTGCTTCAAGAGGTAATTCATTTGATTTTGGAAATTTAACTGCAACTACAGGAACATCACAAGGTTGTGCTAGCACAACACGTGCTATTAATGCAGGGGGAGTAAGTGGATCTTATTCAAATATAATTGAATATGCTGCTTTTGCAACAGCTGGAAATTTTACTGATTTTGGAGATCTAACTGCTGCTACTGGTGGACCTGCTGGTGCTAGTTCTCCTACGAGAGGTTTGTTCATGGGAGGATACACTCCTAGTGCTGACAATAAAATAGATTACATAACAATATCATCGACCGGTAATGCCACTGACTTTGGTGATTTAACAACTACCATTGTCTACGCAGCTGGAGGTGCATCTTCTACAAGAGCATTAAGAATGGGAGGAGCCACTGTTAACGTAATAGATTATGTAACAACAGCTTCTACTGGGAATGCAACAGACTTTGGTGATCTAACAGTTGCAAGAGGATCTTTAGGAGGAGGTTCTAGTAATACTAGATCTATAGCACTTGGTGGTGCTGCTCCTAGTGAATCTAATGTTATGGATTTTGTAACAATTGCATCTACAGGTGATGCTGCAGATTTTGGCGACATGACTGCAACTAGAGGTTATTTTTCTTCAGCAAGCGATGCACACGGTGGTTTACAAAGCGCATAAAATAGTGTAATATCCTACATATGAAAGAAGAATTATTGCAATTGTTTCCTACACCTTTATTAATTGTACCTTACGAAGAATCAATTGATGAAGAGTTAGCATATTTAAAAACTATTAGTTATCGTGAACAACAACAAAATGGTAACTATAGATCCGACGATTCATATTTATTACGTCAAGAAAAATTAAAAAACATAAAAAACTTTTTAGGTGAATCAATTAACAAATTCACAACAAATATTTTACAATCAAAACAAAGATTAGTAATAACTCAATGTTGGGCAAATAGAAACCCAAAAGGATCTAAACATCATGAACATATACATCCTAATAGTATTATATCTGGTGTAATGTATTTTCAAATAAACGAAAAATTACCACCTATACAATTTTCAAAAACAAATCAAGATGGTGTAAAATTAGATCCCATAAAGTATAATCAGATTACTGCAGAAACTTTTTTATTACCTTGTAAACCAGGTGAGTTAATACTATTTCCATCATCACTAAAACATAGTGTTCCAATAAACCAAGGTGATGAGGATAGAATTAGTATATCTTTTAATACATTTAGCATAGATGCATTAGGATCAGAACAATCTTTAACACATTTAGATATAAGGAGGATGATGAATGAGCACAATTAAAAGTTATATATACGTAAAGAACCACATACCTAAAGAATTATGTGAAGAGTTAATAGATGAGTGCAATAAAGGTATTTGGAAAAAACACACTTGGAATAATTATGTAACAGGTAAAAACGAATCTGAACCTACAAAAGAATTAGATGTTATGAGTTGCACTAAAGAACAACAAGCAAAGATAACACCATACTTAGTTAAAGCATTAGGTGAATATCAAGAAAAGCATAGTGTACCAGGAGACAAGACTCAAGGACCATGGCTCACGAAATTTAGCCCTATACGTTTTAACAGATATCCAGTTGGCACCATGATGAGAGAACATTATGATCATATACACAGTATATTTGATGGTCAGATGAAAGGAGTGCCTTTAATATCTATTGTAGCCAACCTAAACGAGGATTACGAGGGCTCTGAATTCTATTGCAGAGGAGAGAAAATTGAGTTAAAAACGGGTGATATACTACTGTTTCCTTCTAATTTTATGTATCCACATGAAGTTAGAGAGACGACAAAAGGCACGCGATACTCGTTTGTAAGCTGGGCCTTTTAATATATAATGAGGTTATATGTTACAAAAGATAGGTTTTCAGCCAGGAATAAACAAACAGATTACGGACACTGGAGCAGAAGGTCAATGGACAGACTGTGATAATGTCAGGTTTCGTTATGGTATTCCAGAAAAAATAGGTGGTTGGAAACAGCTAGGAGATAGTAATCTTACAGGCGCTGGTCGAGGACTACATCACTTTGTAAATAGTTTAGCTAGAAAATACGCTATTATAGGCACAAACAGAATTTTATATGCATTCTCTGGAGGTGTATATTATGACATACATCCTATTAAAACCACAACAACACTTACAAGTGCATTCACCACGACCAATGGATCAGCAGAAGTTACAATAACTTTTTCTAGTGCACATAATATATCTGCACAAGATATTATACTATTAGATAATTTTTCATCTATTACTAATTCTGATTTTGCAGCTGCAGATTTTAATGACAAAAAATTTATGGTTACAACTGTGCCTACAAGCACAACATTAACTATAACAATGCCATCAAATGAATCAGGATCTGGTGCAACAACATCAGGTGGTATCAGAGTGCAACACTATTATCCTGTGGGACCAGCTGTGCAAGCAAAAGGTTTTGGTTGGTCATTAGGATCTTGGGGTGGTACAGTTGCTGGTAATCCAACAACCACATTACAAAACGGTATTACAGATACAGCAACAACAGGTATTATATTAGTAGATGCATCTCAATTTCCAACCGCGGGCACAAACTTTTTACAAATAGGCAGTGAAGAAATATCTTATACAGGTATCGCAGCTACAGGAGAACTTACAGGTGTAACTAGAGAAGTTGGTGGAACCACAAAAGCAGCACACAGCGGAGGTGCAACAATTACTAGTACAACAACTTTTGTTGGTTGGGGTGAAGCTGCATCTGGAGATTTAGTATTAGAGCCAGGTATGTGGTCACTAGATAATTTTGGTGATAAAGCAATTTGTTTAATACACGATAGCGCATGCTTTGAATGGAATTCTGCAGCAACAGATGCAACATCAAATAGAGCAACA